GCTCATGCGCTTATGTTGCTGACTACTGGCGGCGAGCCAGACATTCCAGTGAGCGAAGCGCTCGACCAATATCTCGCATTAATGGGGTGGAATGAATGAAAAAATACACGGTATATATGCACGAGAACGCAGTGAACGGTAAAAAATATATAGGCATAACCTGCCAGAAGCCCGAGCGTAGATGGTCGAACGGAAGAGGGTACGCCCACAACACTATGTTTTTTGCTTCTATTCAAAAATACGGCTGGGATAACTTCCGCCACTATATTCTCTACACTGACCTAAGTCAGGAAGAGGCGGAGCGCTTAGAGGTGGAACTCATAGCCAAACACGACACGCTAAACCGCGCGAAGGGGTACAACCTCGACCCAGGCGGGTGCGTGAGACACCCAACAGATGAGACGAGGGAAAAATTAAGACAGGCACACACGGGTTATATTATGCCCCAAGATCAGCGCGAGAAGATACGAGCCGCAAACCTGGGGAAACACAAACCGCACGGTCGACCTGCGTGGAACCGCGGGAAGTCGCCAAGCAACGAAACCAGACGACGACTAAGTGAGTCGCACCTCGGACAAGTCAATGCAAACCGGCGCGCAGTCATTTGTATAACAACCGGGGAGACATACAAATCCGCAACCGAAGCAGCGAGAGTCTGCGGCATTGACCGTTCAAACATTTCCGCCGCCTGCCGAGGTGTGAAAAAGACCGCAGGGGGTCGTATTTGGAAATACGCAGAATAAGGAGGAGAAACATGACACTAATAGCAAGGACCCGCGCAGCGTTCGACGCCTTCCGCGGTAAGAGCGCGAGCACCACGTCGGAGCGCATGAGCCTCAACCAGCTGCTCGAGTTCCTGGGCGTGCACAACGTGCAGGGCGAAGCTCTGAGCGAGGCGACCTACTACGCGTGCCTTAAAGTGCTGAGCGAGAGCCTCGGCAAGCTGCCACTCAGGCTGCAGCAGTACACGCCGGAGCACGGTATCAGAATAGCGCGCGAGCACAGGTTCTACCGTATGCTCAACGAGCGCCCTAACAGATATATGACGGCCAGCGTGTTCTGGGCTGCTATGGAGTTCTGCCGTAATCACTACGGCAACGCATACGCCTGGATAGATACCACGGACGCGCAGCGCCCGCAGCTCTGGATAATGGACCCGGACCGCGTCCGCGTTTACTACGATAACGCGCGCGTGCTCCGCGACGTGCCCGACGTCTACTATCAGTACAGCACGCCGCAGGGCGTCGTCGTGCTGGGCTCTGAGGACGTGCTGCACTTCAAGGCGCACCAGACTGTCGACGGCCTCGTCGGCGTCCCGGTACGCGAGCAGCTGGCTGCTACAATCCAGGGCAATATCAAGGCGCAGAAAATGACCAACGACATGTACGACAGCGGCATGACCGCGAAAGCCGTGCTGCAGTATACGGGCGGCCTCAACGACGCAAACGTGCAGGCGCTTATCAAGGGCGTGGAAGCATACGCCCAGGGTAAGAAGCGCGCGGACGGCGTCGCTAATATCATACCGCTGCCGGTGGGCTTTAGCCTGCAGCCGCTCAATATGAAGCTGGCCGACAGTCAGTTCCTGGAGGTTAAGCAATACAGCGCACTGCAGATCGCCTCCGCCTTCGGCGTCAAGCCGTACCAGGTAGGCGACTATACAAAGAGCAGCTACGCGAGCGCCGAGGCTCAGCAGTTGAGCTTTCTCGTGGACACTCTGCTCTATATCGTGAAGCAGTACGAGGAGGAAATCGCCTACAAGCTGCTCAGCGACGACGAGGAGGCCGACGGCTACCACGCCAAGTATAACACCGGCGTAATACTCAGGGCCGACCAGCAGACGCAGATCAGCACGCTGAGCGCTGCGGTCTCTAACTTCTTAATGACGCCGAACGAGGCGCGCGAGAAGCTGGACCTCCCAAGCAAAGAGGGCGGCGACCAGCTGCTCGGAAACGGTGCGAGCATACCGGTGCAATACACCGGCTTGCAATATATAAGCGGCTCAAATCCCACGGCCGTGAAACCAGGAGAGGAGGAAGGAAAGTAATGAACGAAAAGGACGAGAAACTCTGCAGCGTCCCGGGGCTTGTATCTAAGGCCGCGCAGCTGTCCGCTGGTGAAGTAACCGAGGAGCAGCTCAAAGCTATTAACAAGTACGCGCTCGAACCGCTCAAAGCTGAGGACGTGTTCACCTTCAAGGCCGTGCTCTGCGATAACGAAGTAGACCGCGACTTCGAGCGCTTCACTCAGAAGGCGCTCCAGGATATGCAGAAGTTGTTCCTCGGTAAGACCGTAATCAAGGACCACAATCACAGCGCAGACAGCCAGGTGGCGCGTATATATGCCACTGAGTTGGTGCCTGGTAGTAAGACCTTGAAAAACGGCGAGACCTACACCCAGCTCGTCGCGTATTGCTACATGGTCAAGACGCAGAGCAACGCCGACCTAATCACTGAGATTAAGGCCGGTATCAAAAAAGAGGGCAGCGTCGGCTGCGCAATCTCGAGCAGTATATGCTCAATCTGCGGCACCGACAACGCTAAGAGCTACTGCCACCACTGGAACGGTCGCAGCTATGAAAAGGACGGCGGCCCTCAGGTCTGCACGTTTACGCTCGCCGGCGTGAAGGACGCCTACGAGTTCAGCCTCGTGGCCGTACCGGCTCAGAAGGCGGCAGGCGTGAGCAAGAGCTACACAGGCCAGACGGTGTACGCAGGCGACACAGATATCACGCCGGAAACTCCGGAGGATATAAACAACACCGAGAAAGAGCTGGAGCTCCGCCTCAGAATGAGCGAGGCCCTGGCTAAAAATTCAAACTATGAGGAGGAAAACAACTAATGACTAAGAGAATGAGAGAACTCCAGGCTAAAATGCTTGAAAAGACAGCAGCCGCTAAGGCTCTTATGGAAGGCGAAACAAAGGACCTCGAGAAGGCTAAGTCCCTTATGGACGAAGTGGACGAGCTCCAGAAAGAGTTCGACCTCGAAGCAAGACTTGACAAGGCTAACAAGTCCGAAGTACCTACCGACGAACCTAAGCCAGTAGAGGACGCAGAAAAGGCCAGCGGCTTCAAGGCTATGGGTAAGCTTATCGCTAAGAAGGCGCTCAACGACAAGGAGAAGGCGCTTATCACTGGCGAAGGTGCAGCAGACGGCGAGAACCTTCTCGTGCCTGAGGACGTTAAGGCCGAAATCAACGAACTCAAAAAGACTTATATTTCAGCTAAGGACCTCGTAACTGTTGAGACTACCGACAGCCTCGCCGGTTCCGTGAACTACGAGGACGGTGCACCTGCAGGCCTCGCAGAGTTCGAGGACGGTGCGGACCTCACAGAAGAGACCAACCCTAAGTTTAAGGCTATTAAGTTTGCTATCCGTCACTTCGGCAAGCTTATCCCAATCTCGCGCATTTTAGCAGGCGCAGAAAAGGCAGGCCTCATGGGCTATATTAACCGCTGGTTCATCAAGAACGCAGTAATCACCGAGAACGGCGCAATCTTCGGCGCGCTCAAAGCTGGTTACAACGGCGGCACACCTAAGGCAATCGCAGGCTGGAAGGCGTTCAAAAAGTCTATTACTGTAGACCTTGACCCTTCATGCCTTATTAACGGTGTAATTGTCACAAACCAGAGCGGCTTCGCTGCGCTCGACGCAGAGGAGGACGCAGACGGCAGACCGGTGCTCCAGGCTAACCCTGCACACCCTACTGAGAAGCTCTTCCAGGGTCTCCCGGTTAAGGTATTCCCTGACGCTCAGCTCGCTAACATCAGCGACACAGCGTTCCCTATGATTTACGGCGACACTAAGGCTGGCGCTACATTCGTAGAGCACAAGGCGCTCGAGTTCCAGACTTCTGAGCACTACCTCTTCGGTAAGAACCAGAACTGCCTCCGCGTTATTGAAGGCTTCGACGTAATGAGCACCGACACTACTGCTTATATCTACGGCAGCTTCTCAGCAACACCAACAACATAATGCACGGCGGGCTCTGGCCCGCCTGATAGAAAGGGGGCGAGGCTATGGCTATGCCAACACTTGACGGAGCGCTCGAGCACCTGGGTATTGACTACGCAGACGAGGCCGTGCGCCACAACGTAGAGCGCGCACTCGCCGCAGCTAAGCAGACACTACTCGGCGCGGTCGGTGACGACGTCGAGGCCCACCTGCCGGACGACCCACGCGTACCGGAGCTGGTCCTCATATATCTGGACGACCTCTACGACGAGCGCGGCGTGAGTGCTAAGGTGAGCGGAGCGACTCGTCGCCTGGTGCAGACTATGGAGCTGCAGCTGCAGCTTGAACTGCGCAGAGCTAAGGAGCAGGCCGGAGGTGGCAGCGTATGAGGTACGACAAGCCTATAAGAATACAGGTGCAGGACGAGCAGACAGAGCAGTGGGTGGACCTACTGCCTAAGACTCTGCACGCCCGCGTCAACAAAACAGTCGGCGGGTCAACGTTCAACGCCGGAGCGGACCAGTATAACCTCAGCTTGACCTTCGAGCTGAGATATATCGAAGCGCTCGAGGCTATAAGGTATAACCCGCAGGGCTACCGTATCAAGTACAGGGAGCACACCTTCAAGGTGGCAGACTACGACGACTACATGGAGCAGCACCGCACCGTTAAGCTGGTAGGTGATCTTTATGAGTAGCCGCGTAAGTATACAGGAGCTGGGCGCCGCTATTGAGCGCGAGCTGACTATATACGCCGAGAACGTGACCGACGCCGTGAACGACGAAGGCCGCAAAGCTATGAAGGA